TTGGCCCCTCCAAAGTCCTGAAAGACTGCGGAGGGGATTTTTATAAGGAAGCTATGAAAAACGAGCATTTCCTACAAATTCAATCAAGAATTATAGAATCAGCCCAAGTCCCTCAATCTGTAGCCTCGGCGATGGAGGATTGGTCTAACTGGATGAGACACGGAACCGGAGTAAAAGGCTACCCAGGAGCTTCTGTAGGATTCTCAACCGGAGGAATAAACTGCTTCGATGATATGGACTCCGCCGCGGCTAATTACGCCGCAAGGGCTGTTGACGGCGCGATAGATAGTTTAGACCACGTTTCAAGGACTTGTATCGGAATAATCTGGTTGGGGCATACAATAAGGCTAAATAGGATAAACGTAGAGCAAAAATCAATAGAAGCAATCAAGATAATTTGGAGAGGACTACAAATTCGAGGAGTTGTATAAAATACTTGACAATACAAAGCCAAAGCCTTAAATTCTCATTCGCGGGGCAACTGTCCCCTAAAGAAACGTAATAGCTCGCTCAAAGCGGGTTTTTTTATTGCCATAATGTGGTAAAAAAACAACAAATAAGGATTCGATATGACAACTTCTGCAACCAGAGGCGGTCAGGTTGGAAACGATAATGCTGTAAAGCCTCGTGTTCTGTCTGATGCGCTTAGAAAATACGCTATTCAAAACCCAGCCGAGGTAGAGCGATTTGTTAAGAGCCTTTGGAATAAAGCCGCTGATGGTGATATTCCAGCAGCTAAAGAGCTTTTAGATAGGCTTGAAGGTAAGCCAATGCAGGCCATTGAACAAAAGACAGAACATTCAGGAACAATATCAATCGCTCAAGTTCCAGAGCTAACCAAAGAAGAATGGCTAACTGCTCATGGTTTGGGAAGCACAACCCGGCCCGCAAAGTAGTGCGATCACTGCCAAATTCATAGATGAGCTATTCTTTGGTGGTGCGCGTGGTGGTGGGAAGTCTGACTATCTACTAGGAGACTTCCTTTCAGACGTTGGAATAGGCCAAGCGTGGCGCGGAATAATCTTTCGCAAGACTTACAACGAACTAGAAGAGTTACAGATTCGGGCTAAAGAACTGTTCCCTGAAACAGGAGCCGTGTATAAATCTGCTTCTTCTGGCGAGTATCCTTTTGCTAATTGTTGGTATTGGCCTACTGGTGCAACGCTTAAGATGAGGTATCTTGAGCATGAAAGGGATGCAGACGCCTATCAAGGCCATCAATATGCTTGGATTGGATTCGATGAACTCACTAACCATGCTACGCCTTATGGATACAATAAACTCAAAGCCTGCCTTAGAAACTCAAGTGGAATACATGGACGTATCAGGTCTGGCGGCAATCCTGGAGGTAAAGGGCATATTTGGGTTAAGGCACGATTTATCGACTGTGCAGCCCCTTATCATCCATTTACAGACCCGCAAACTGAGTTAACAAGAGTCTTTATCCCTAGTAAGGTAACGGATAACAAATATCTTAGAGATAATAAGCAGTATATAGCCCTTCTGAAGTCTTCAGGCTCGGTAGAACTGGTAAAGGCTTGGCTTGATGGTGATTGGGATGTCGTCGCTGGGGCTTATTTCGACTGCTGGAATAGAGAAAAGCACGTTATTCAGCCTTTCACCATTCCCAAAGAATGGGCTAGGTTTAGGTCGTTTGACTGGGGTTCAGCTAAACCATTCTCCGTAGGATGGTGGGCTATCGCCGAGGGCGACACAGATCAGCCTAGGGGGTCATTAGTTCGGTATCGTGAATGGTACGGTGCTTTAGAGCCAAATATAGGCTTAAAACTGACAGCCGAGGAAGTAGCTTTAGGGATAGTCAAAAGAGACAACGAAGAGAAATTCGCATATTCAGTTGCCGACCCTTCCTGCTGGAAAGTTGATGGAGGGCCGAGCATTGCTGAACGGATGCTTAAAATCGGCATACTTTGGCGCAAAGCGGATAACCAGAGAATAAACGGATGGGATCAGATGAGACAAAGATTTAACGGAGATGACTCTCCGATGGTCTATTGTTTTAATACATGTGTGGATAGTATAAGAACTATCCCCCTGCTTCAGCACGACGACATACACCCTGAAGACCTAGATTCGGAAATGGAAGATCATTGCGCAGATGATTGGAGATATGCGTGTATGTCCAGGCCGTGGCAGAAACCTATACCTATTGAAGTAAAAGCAAGATTTCCCCAGCATCGAACCTTTGATGAAATCATGAAAAAGCAAGAACGCAGACGAAAGGAAAGCGAATGAGTAACGTAGACCCGCAAGATATTTACCATGATGGAAAATGGTTTTCTCGTAGTGGTGATGCTTTAAACACAGTTCTTAATCCGCGAGATGCATCCATTGATTCTTTTGGACGTAACCGTGTTTCTCTTCCATCCATTGTATTTGAGCAGAACTTCTCGCAAGCGCCTGCCGACCCTATTTGGGAAAAGACAGCCTACGGTTCAGGAACTTTGTCTAATACTGCAAATGCTGGTACTACAAGTCTGACAACTATTGCTGCTGCGTCTGGTTCTGGATATTGGATTCAATCCTATGCTCCTATACGTTACATGCCTGGTATATCGACACTTTGTCGGTTTACTTTCACCTTTGCTACGCTTGTTGCAAATTTGGTACAAAAAGTAGGAATGTACAGCGATCAGACGCGCTCAAGTTCTGCTCCTGGTTTGGTTGGTGACGGATTGTACGTAGAAGCCAATGGAACTACGGTTAACTTGGTTCTACGTAACTATCTTGGTGGGGCGACGACTGAGGTAAAAGTACCTCAAAGCCAATGGTCACTAGACCATATGGACGGTACAGGCCCATCTAAATACAATATCAATTGGGCAATACCTCAACATTTCATCCTTGAATTTCAATACCTCGGAGTTGGTGTTATCCGTATGGGATGGAATACACCTTACGGGTTAGTGTGGTGTCATGAGTTTTCAAGCGTTAACTCTTTTACAACACCATACGCACGTACTGGTTCTTTTCCTCTTTCTGCTGAGATTTATACAACTTCTACTGGTGTGGCTGCTTCAACCCTTCAGCTTATCAATACCGTAGTCCTCCAAGAGCGGGATGGGTCGATGAACCGTGGATGGCGGTATTTCTCTGGGAATTCTGGAACAACTATCTGTACTCCTGGTACTGCTAACGCTCTTTATCCGATTCTTGCTCTACGGGCGTTGTTGACTAATGACTTTACCAAACGAGCAACATTTATCCCTGTAGATGGGACTATAACTGTTGCTGTTCCTGCTACTGGTTCTACTACATTGCAATGGGCACTATTGGCTGCACCAACCCCAATGACAGGGGCTACGTTCGGTATTACACCAGCACCTTCAAGCGTGATTGAACTAGACCAAGGAGCTGCCGAAGCAACAGCGGTAACAGGTGAGATTCTTTTCTCAGGGACTCTTCCAAACGTAGTTGGTACTTATCAACTTGATTTTAAATTCAAGGATGATAATCAAATTAAGGTAGCACAGAACGCAGCAGGTACATTAACCATTACTGGAATGAATGTGCTTGTATTGGCTGTAGGTTCTCTTACTGGAACTTGCACAGTTGCGCCCGGAGTAGTCGGCTCACTTGTCTGGAAAGAAATCGTCTAATGTCAGTTGACGACAATGTAGGGACTAACACCCTTACTACTCAAGACGATTTAGGTAAGTCACCAGAAGCTATCGCTAAACGGTGGAAACTCGAACTGAAATTAGCAGATAAACGTGAGAGTGGATGGAGAAAAAAGGCCAGTGAGATTTACAAACTATATACGCCTGAAACTCCAGCTAATAACAGTTTTAATGTGCTTTGGACGAATACAGAGACGCTTCGGCAGTCTGTTTACAACTCGCTCCCAAAACCGCAAGCCAAAAGACGCTACAGCGATGAGGACGAACTTGGAAAGAATGTAGCGAACGTTCTAACTCGTGCACTTGAATTTGCCCAAGATACTTATGACTTCGACGGCGTATTGAAGGGCGATGTTTTGTCTATGCTCTTGCCAGGACGTGCCGTATCTCGTGTGAGATATGTTCCTGATATTCGCCAGATCGGTGGAGAAGATTCAAAGCAGGATGATGATTCACAAGAATCAGAGTCTTACGAAGAAATAGAGTGGGAACAGGTAATTTGTGAACGGGTGCAATGGGATGATTTTCGTATCTTGTGTGCCGCTAAGGTTTGGGATGATGTAACGGCTATAGGGTTTAGGCATCATTTCACCCGGGATGATTTGGTTGATAAGTTTGGTGAGGATGTGGGAAATAAAATACCCCTTAATTCTCCCGAAGACGACGATATTAAAAAAACCAAAGACATTGGAGATTTGTTCAAGACTGCCGAAGTTTGGGAGATTTGGGACAAGGAAGAGAAAGAAGTCCTGTTCATCTGTAAGGAATACTCAGAGCCTTGCAAAGTTCAAGACGACCCGCTTAGTTTAAGTGGATTCTTCCCAATTCCCCGACCTTTGTACGCTATCGAGAACGATCAAAGTCTAGTGCCTGCTGCTCTGTATACTCAGTATGAACAACAGGCCAAAGAACTAAACAAAGTCAGTATCAGAATTAATAAACTGATTGATATATGTAAGGTAAGAGGTATTTACGACTCTACCCTAACAGAATTGTCTGAATTGATGAAAGCTGGAGAGGGAGATTTAACCCCGGCGCAGAATGTAACCGCTATCCTGGCGAATGGTGGAGATTTGAATAAATCCATCTGGATGATGCCGATTAACATGATAGCGCAAGTCTTGAAGGAACTTCACACACAAAGAGAAGGCGCTAAACAAGTAATTTATGAAATAACCGGCATCTCAGACATTATGAGGTCGGCTTCAGACCCTAATGAGACTTTTGGAGCGCAGAAGATCAAGACCCAATGGGGAACTCAAAGACTCCAGCGGATGCAGAAGGAAGTACAACGATATATCAGAGACTTGATTAGATTGAAGGCTGAGATTATCGCCGAAAAATTCCAAGTTGAGACCTTGGAAAAGATGACTTTAGTTCAGATTCCCCATGATGCTCAATTGGAACAACAAAAGCAGCAATTGATTGCACAACATCAACAGGCTATGCAACAAGCTCAAATGCAAGGCCAGCCGCCTCCTCCTTTTAATCTCCCTCCCAAGCCGATTAGCTGGGAAGATGTTAAAAAAGCAATGGCAGGAGATGCAACCAGGACGTACCGTATTGATATTGAAACTGATTCAACTCTATCAGCCTCGCAAGATTCTGATATGCAAGGAATGCAACAACTTTTACAGGGATTGACCGCGTTTATCTCTGGTGTTGGGCCTGCTGTACAAGCTGGCGCAGTGCCTGTAGAGGCGGTTAAAGAGATTTGCATGGCAATTGTTCGCCGAGCCAAAATGGGTTCTGCTGTTGAGGATGCCTTGGAGAAAATGCAAGCTCCTACCCCTCCTCCTGACCCGAATGCAGGTAAAGCACAAGCAGAACAAGCCGCTCAACAATCACAGCAACAGCATGAAGCAGCTTTAGAGCAAATGAAGTCTCAAGCTGCCATGCAAGCAGAACAGTTGAAGGCTCAAGCTAACCAGGCTAGTGAACAGGCCAGAATGCAGGCTGACAACCAAGTAGAACAAGTTAGGGCGCAAGCAAGTATCGAGATTGAAAGAGCAAAGCAATCCGCACAATTCCAAGTAGATGAAGCAAAGAGGCAGCATGAGTTAACCATCACTCAAATGGGCCATAATCACGCCCAGACGATTGAACAATACAAGATTGACATGGAGTACAAGAAAGCAATTGAAGTGGCCCAGATAGCTGCTGGAGCTACTTTACAAGCTGCACAAATTTCCGCTGCCAACCAAGCATTATCAGATAACCAAGGAGAATAAAATGGCTGTAACAAATGAAGATGTATATATGATTGCACGAGCGATTGCTGTAACGCATAAATCCAGTGACCCTGATGGCGATGCTCAAGCGGCTGTAGATAGTTTGGCGCCAGTTTCTCCAAGCTCTGTAATTCCTCCGGCGCCTGCTGTTTAATCATGCCGATTTATGAGGCTAAATGCCTTACATGTGGCAGGAAAGAAGATTATTTCCGCCCTGTTGCAAAATATCTTGATACCCCGGAATGCTGCGGGTACAAGATGGAGAAATTAATCTCCGCTCCGAATCTCAGTCCTGATATAGCAAATTGGGATACTTACGTTTCTCCTGCTACAGGAAAGACGATCAGTTCAAAAGCCCAAAGACGTGCAGACATGAAAGCGTCGGGATGTAGGGATTGGGAAGGTATGGATTCTGAAAAGAAACAAGCCGCACGAAACAAAGAGTACGACGAACAAAAGATGGACAAGAAACTTGATGAATCAGTAAGAACGGCTTACGCGCAATTGCCGAGTGAAAAGAAAGCGCAACTGGCTAAAGAATTAGGAGGTTGATATGGCATTTACTGAGGCTCAATTACTGACGTACTTGCAATCATCTGGTACTGATATGGGAGTAGAAATTATTGGATTTATTCCTGTCGGTACTTTACTTACCGATGTTTATGTTCAGAATCATAAAGGAACTAAAACACAAACCGGCCCGTGGGTTCAAATTGCCCAAACCAATACAGCAGCACAAGCTCAC